CCGACTCGAACAATGTGCCTCCAGTCGGTGACGCCAGGACGTGGGCGATCACCACGAGGTAGTCCTCGCTGCCCTTCTTGATCCGAGTGAACCGGTCGAGGTCGTACTTGGTCCCGTGGTAGGGCACACCCACGACTCGGACTGTCACAGGTGCTTCAGCCACACCGACCCACTTGGAGTCCGACCCGACAATATCGAGAATCTGGTCAGAGACCTTCTCAGGCTTGCCGACGAACAGAGCCTCATGCTCGTCGTAGCAGCGTCGGAACACCCCCGACTCGTAGAGCACCCCGAGCGGCTGCTGGGGCAGGAACGAGTAGTCCCCGTAGACGCAATCGTGGTTCCCGACGTTCCCGTAGACCGGGCACGGGTAGCCCCGGTGTACCGAGAGCACGCGCTGAATGAGCGCGTGGGAGTTCCGGGTCGGGGACTTCAGGTCGAAGAAGTCACCCCCGTCCAGAACGCCGTCCACCTTGAGCTTGCCAGCAAGCTCACCAATCTGAGTGAGCTTGCCCAGAACGGTCGCCGTCCAATCGTCCTTGCGGGACCGAGGCGTGTGGTCCGACAGGTGTACATCAGTCCGCCAAAGGAGGGAGATCGCCATGGACGGACGTTACGCCCTACTCATCGAAGCCGAACAAGTCTTCGATCGAGGAGATGACCGGAGCTTCTTCTGCGGGAGCAGTCTCTGCGGGCTCGTCTTCCCAGGGGTTCTTCACACCACCGACAGAGACGAGAACTGCGAGTTCGAGCCTGGCTTTGGAAGTCTTGACAGACTCAGCTTCCATTTCGGAACCCACGAAGTTGAAGCCTTCTAGGATTGCAGCCACGCCAGTTGAGCCGGAGCCGCAGAAGGGGTCAAGCACGACACCGCCAGGCGGTGTCACGAGCCGCACGAGGTAGCGCATGAGCGAGGTGGGCTTGACCGTTGGGTGAAGATTGACCACTTCTCCGCCGTGCGTGCGCTCGGAGCGGCTAGCCTTCGCGACGTAGAAGAACCTACTTGCACCGCCGGAGTCGGCTTTGATCTCCCGTACCGCGTCAGACCCTTCTGATCCTCCGTAGCCCATCGTGGCGTTGTGCGGACGCACCGTGCCAGCGTTCGTCGTGAGCACGCCCGTCTGCTCATCCAACAGTCTCACGGCGCAGTCAGGATCGTGGGGGTCGTTGCCGCAGCAACCGAGGATCACGTTACTCGGCCAGCGACCTTGCGGCGACTGCTCCGCGACGAACTCCTTGCGATCCCGATCGTTCTGAGTGCCGCCCGCGAGAGCCCCGCTCTTCGCAGTTGCCGCTCCTTGTGGCTTCGCGCTCGCCTTATCCGCCTCAGACGCGAAGCCAATCCTACAAGCGTCGATGTTGATTCCGCCCGTGCCGTGCTTCAGCACGTTGGCGGCGACCGTACTGATTAGGGGCTTACGCGCGAGGATGATCGGCTCGTGGGCAGGCTTGAGCGCCGTGCCCCACCCAGCCCACTGACGAGCAGCGTCAGTGGCGGGGGCTTTGTACTCGTAGTTCCCCTTTGTATTGTTAGAGTTCCAACCGTTACCGTCGTCGTATGGTTTCACGTTGCGGTGACGTACCCCCACGACATCCGTGCGCTCCGCGCCTGCTGCCTTGTCGATCGCCTTGCTCACGTCGAGTGACTTCGGGAAGCCGGAGCCGTACACCCAACCAAGCAATCCAATCGAGTCACGGATCTCCCACCCTGCGTCTTCGATCGCGACCGCGAGTCGGTGGTACATTCGCGTTCCGCCGAACGCAAGAAGGTACGCACCGGGTTTCGCGACGCGCAGCGCCTCTTGCCAGTACGGCACACCAGGCACGCCGTGGTCCCAATCCTTCCCCATGAACTCCAGGCCGTAGGGCGGGTCGGTAACGATCGCGTCTACGGAGTCCGACTCCATGGCTGCCATCGCCTTGAGGCAGTCTTCATGGTGGAGAATCCAGGGAGAGGTCATGGACGGACGTTACGCCGTCAGAGGGTGCCGCGAAGCTCCGGGTAGTTCGCGTCGAGGAACTTGATCGCTTCCCGAGCCGACTTCGACATGATCATGTCGTTCTTCAGGGACACGAAGTGGGACTTCAGCATGTCCTCCGCGAGTTCGGCGTCCGCCTGACGGAGGCTGTAGCCACGCACCAGACCGGCCACGATCCCGGAGATTGGATCTGCGGGCAGGCTCCCGTGCATCCACTTCGCGAGCGCAAGCCCTGCTGCGTAGGCGTCCGCCTCGTACCTGGCTCGGGCCTCTGGCTCAGCGAGATAGAGCCACGCGAACTCGACCCCTGACTCCTTGAACTGGAGGACGTGCTGGCACTCGTGGGTGAGGATTGCGATGAAGTCGGCGTAGTCCTCGCGGTGCGACTTCGGCATGTAGATGTTCGTGCCGAGCGTCGTCGTGTAGTCGGACATGAAGCTCGCGCCCGACGCGAGGCCCGTTGCTCCGAAGCCACGACCGAGGTCCATGCCCCAGGCAATCGCCTTCATCTCGACGGCATCCTCCTTGGGAAGGATCGTCGCCCCGAAGTGCGAGCACATGAACACCGAGAAGTCCTCAGCCACTGTCTTGAGATTGGTCATGGGTCACTCCCCCGTGCAGGCGGTTTGAGGTACGCAGGCGTGGACGCCATCTGCCGTCATGCAGCAGACACCACCCACGTCCGTGCAGGTTGTGTCCCCCACCGGAGTCCACCGCTGCGTTCCGGAGCAGACAAAGGGCCGGTCGTCCTGACACATCGAGGAGCGCGGGGCGCAACCACTCGGGGCCGGAAGGTGAGGGCAGCCGCTCATGCAGAGGGCCAGGACCAGACTAGCAAGAGCTTGTTTCATGCTCGACTCCACAGAAGGGGCAGGATCCTGCCTCCTCGAAAAGGACCTGAACGTCAGACACCGCCGCCTCGTGTGAGGACTCGATTCCACTCAGGGAGACTCTTAGCCCAGTTACCGTGCCCTCCAGGGCGGTCAGCCGATTGGTGAGGGCTCGTGCCGCTTCCAGGCGGCGGAAGGCGTCCTGGACCGGCTGGGTGTCAGGAAGGGTTGTGTCTCGGACCGACTGCGCGGCGTCGAGCGCCCGATCATGGTCAGCCTTGGCCTGGACCAACCGAGCGGAGGTCTGGATTGACCAATCGAGAGCCGTCTGAATCTTCTTCACCTTCTCGACCAAGGCACTGTCCACGGTCGGAAGGGTTCTGACCGGAGTGAGGGCTCCCACTGTCCCAGCCACGACGCTCAGGCGAGATTGGATCTCACGCACCTGTTCGAGTGACTTCCCCTTGTCTGCGACCTCATCGCGCAGCATCTCAGCCTTCTTGACCTTGGCCACTGCCTCGTCCAGCCCGTTGAACTGAAGGAGTGCCACCTCGTACTTGGTCACGTCCTCGACGCGGACCTTGAGTTCAACCGCTGCCGAACGTCGATCAGATTGAGAGAGCCGTAGGGACTCGTTGAGAACCCCCACCTTGTCCACGTTGGCCACGGCTTCAGCAAGCACAGACCCAGGCTCGTCAAGCAGGAACACCTGGCCGACGAACTGGTGGGCGAACTGCGGCCACAACTCGCGGCCTGCGGCCTCGACCGGCAGTACCCCGAGCGTGGCCGTCTCAGGCGGAGCACCGTGCCCCACTCGATTGAGTGCCTTGCCATCGAGTTCGTAGCGGTTGACCTTCTCACCCTTCTCCCAGAGAAGGGTCCGCCCATCTGAGAAGGATAGCTCGACCTTCGAGCTATCCTTCCCATGACGAACGAACTTGGTTCCGCGTGCGTTGGTGAACGCTCCGGAGACGGCTCTCATCAATGCCGTCTTGCCAGAGTTGTTTGGACCCGTGATGACCGTGAGGCCATCTACCTCAATGGTCGCGTCCTCGATCGATTGAAAGTCGCGAACCCTGACGCGAAAGGGCATGGTGGAGAGTACCCATTTTCCTCGCTCTGGTCAGTCTGATTCCGACTCGATCTCAGTCATGAACGCTGCGGGTGTCTCTTCTCCAGATGCGGCGGCCCGCTTCGCAGTCTCGGCCTTCGAGAGGGGAACGATGTCATCGAAGAGATCCTCCGCAATCTCCTCACCATCTGCCTCGTCCTCGATCGTCGTGGGGTCGAGCTTCTGAACAGCGGTGAGCTTGGGGACGACCTGGGCGAAGAGAGCCTTGAGAGCACCCTTCTGCTCGGTGACGAGCTTGATCATGCCGTCCATACCCTGAGCGCGGATCTTCCCGCCAGGGGCTGCCTCCCACTCGAACCAGGAGCCGCTCTTGTCGATGATCTTGTACGTTGATGCGAGGTCGATCACCGACCGGGTGTTGTCGATCCCGAAGCCGCTTCGCAGGAAGAACTTGGCCTCGTGGTGGACCGAGTCACTGACCTTGCACTTGTCGAGCTTGGCCAGGACTGACGTACCGACGATCGTATCTTCAGACTTGCCCAGGAGGGCATTGAACTGCTTGGCCTTCTCCTTCTGGTAGACCCGGAGGCTCATGCGGACAGCCGAGTAGTACTTCCACGCCTCGCCGCCCTGAGCAGCGGAGTCTGGGCCGTGACCGCTCTTGTCGATCGTCTTGCGAAGCTGAGAGATGCCGATGACCGCCGTGTTGCTCTTGGCGACGATGCTCTTGAACTTCGGGAGGAACTGCGACCACTTCGCGGCGTTGAGGCCGATCCGAGTCTGTGCGCCCTCCTCTTCCACCGAACGGTTGTAGAGGTCTTCGGGAACGCCTGCTCCGACCGAGTCCACGACGATCAGGTCCACACCCTCGCTCGCCATCTGGACCATGATCTTCATGCCCTCCTCCAGCGTGTTCGGCTGCATGAGGAGGAACTTGCTGGTGTCCTGGACAGGCACCCCGAGACGAGCCGCGTAGCGGGGCTCAATCTCGTTCTCCCAGTCGATGTAGACGCAGGTCCCTCCCGCGTTGCAGATCGAGGCTGCCGTCGTGAGGGCGAGGGTCGTCTTGCCTGCACCCGCGTTGCCGTAGAGGTTGAAGATCTTCGCGCGAGGAACGCCTGGGCACGGGGCGACCCCGTACTGGTTGGGACGCCCACCGATCAGGAAGTCGAGAACGATTGAACCCGTCGGGATGTGAGGCAGAGAAGACTTGAGCGTGCTGTCCGACAGCGGAGTGACGTGGTCCTCCTTCAGGATCGTCTTGAGTGCAGCACGAGCCCTCAGAAGCGGGCTGAGGTTCTTGGCTGGCACAGCAGCCTTGGCGGTCTTCTTGGGGGCGGTAGCTTCAGGGACGGGCTTCTTCATCGTGGCCTCATTGGAGATTCAGGTTCAGTGGATACTTGGGACCAACGAAAGAAGCGGTCTGACTCTCGATAGAGGAGTCCCTTCTTGATCGTATGGCCTGCACGCTTCCCTCGTTGGAAGGTGTGGATCAGCAGGAACTGCTTACGCTCTACAGGGCTGAGTGCGGCCTCCTCGATGTTGCCATCGAAGAAGTCCCAGAAGCGGGCTGCCAGCCTTCCAATCAGGTAGGCGTCAGCCTCATTGTGGTTCCATGTCCCGCCGCCCGTGTCATGCCTGGCAGCAGCGACCATGTCCGCCTTGAGCATCTTCCACTTGTCTGGGCGACCAAGAGTCTCTCGGGCGTGTGCCTTCCCCTGTCCTGGGGAGAAGTACACCACGTCCTTCTGCTCAATCCTGAGCGCCTCGTTCGAGTACAGGAACAGCCCGTACATGCCCTCAGAGAACAGGTCATTGAAGACGGGGGACTCGATCCCCACCCTGTCAGGTTTGGTGTCCTGAATCAGTTGGCGGAGAGACTCCCGCATGAACACATATCGGTCCACAAAGGTCATGCTGGCCTTGGTCGCAAACCTCCCACGGCTGACACACCGATCTGCGCCCGTAGCGAGCGAATCGTGTAGCGCCCATCCGAATGCAGAAAGTGACGGGTCAAGCCCCAAAACCATCACTTCTGTCCCCTCCTTTTTGCCCAAGTGGCTTTCAGAGATAGGGATCTCTTACGAATAGTCTCCTCGGATTGGGTGCGTCCAGTTAGTGTCAATCTAATCTTGTCCTTCGTCTCCTCTGTGCGCGGAAGATAGGTGCGATTCCTGTTTGAGTCAGAGATCTTCGCCCTTGCCTCCTCTGTGTGCCGCCACCCTGCCGAAGCCACATTCCGTGCTGCCATATCAGGCCGCTTCTTGCCACGAAGGGAGGATGACAACCTTGTCCTAGTCTCAAGGGTCACAGGGTGCCCCTTCCGCATTTCAGACAGTAGCTGCCGTGTCTTCTCGGATGCCTTCCGGCCACGGAGCTTCAATCTCCCAGACTCAGGGAAGCTCCGGCCCTTCATAGGACCAACAGAATCTTGACTGATATTCAGGCACCCCGTGCGACCAACATGGGCATCCAGAAGTACCTGCTCTGCGGCCAGAAGCAGACCTGCCTCTTCGGGTGAGATCACAGCAAGCACTTCGGGCTCGAACCTGTGGTGGATGGCGTAGACCGCAGCGACATGAGGATTTGGATGGTCCCCCCGTAACAAGGCACGCAAATGTCCCCGCCACCTGACTTTGAAGTTCGTAGTGCGTCCCACATAGTAGTGAGTGTCTGAAAGACGAATGAGGTAGGTTCCACCAGTGATTGAGTCTGCCATCCCTCAGTCAAACATGGGTCTAATCCAATGTCAAAAGGGACCAGAAAGACTGACCCCCGGCCCAGCCTTGTGGGAAGCCGAGTCGGGGGTCAATGGTATGGCCGGGATGTTGAGGGGATGCCCTCTTCTCCCGCCGAGACGGGACCGCTGCAACCCGCAGCGGGAAGTGCTCAGCCGAGGATGTCGTCCAGCATGTTGTCGAACTGCTTGCTGTCCGACGCAGCGACCCCGCCACCGCCACCACCGCCGCCACCGTTGGGGGTGGGGGATCCACCACCGGCCTGACGACCGAGCTTCTCCTTGATCTGCTCGATGGTGAGATCCTGGGCGAGTTCCCCGTGGATCGCTGCGATGCCTTCCTTGGCTGCGTCGATGATCGGAGCCGCCTTGGACGGATCCTTCTCGAAGAGCTTGCGGAAGAGGTTCTCGCGGCACGGCGAGATGGTGATCTTCTGGTACTGCGTGTCGGTGCAGGTCAGCGACAGGTCGTGCTGCCCGAGCGGGAACTCCTTGTGGTTCTGCTCGATGTTCCGGTACTTGTCCGTGCTGATGATCCACGGCATGACCGTGAAGTCACCGCTCTGGAACCGGCCCTTGTCGAGGTTGCCCTTCGAGTCGGTCGGCCACACGCAGATCAGCGTGGCAACCTGCATCTTCGATGCCTGCCCCGCGATCTTCGCGAACTCCGGCCCCTTGTCGATGAAGTAGCCGACACCCGCGAGGTACAGCCGCTTGCAGCCGATGAACTTCGGCGTCGGCGCGTCGAGATTGGGCTTGCCGTCCTCGATCCCCGGCCACCAGACGAAGGAGACGCGGTACTTCTCGCCTTCCTTCGCCTTGAACCGCTTGCTCTTGGCTCCGACCTTGTCGTCGCCTTCACCGTATCCGAACTCCTGGAATCCACTGCTCATGATCTCTCTCCTGTGTTGCGAGGGTAGGTCGTTCTGTTGATGAGAGACGCCCTCACAAGTTGCCTTACACCCAACCGACCTAGAACATGTCTAGTATTTCATCGAGGCTCGTGTCGATTTTGGACACAGCCTCCGGAGGAGGCTGAATGTGGGCTGAAAGCCCGTCGAGGTGAGCGTCAATGTCCGCGTCTGTCTCGGACGATGAGGGCAGTTTCTCTGCAACCACCGGCTCAATCCCATCGAAGATCTCATCCAAGGATGACTTGGTGTTGGTATCGGGCTTGATCTCCTCAATCTCTGCTGGAAGATCGTCCCCCTCAACCTCTTCGGCCTCGTTGTCAGGCTTGGCGAGGATCTCATCCATGAGAGCGTCCACTTGATCGATGGACCCAGACACCCCTGCGGACTCTCTGATCTTCGGTGCCTTGCCCCTCAATCCCCAGCGAGCCCCAAGCCCAATCTCCTCCTGGCAGATTTTGAGTTGGTCACGCAGACGAGAGGCGATGTCCTTCAGGTCGTTGCGCTTCACCTTCACGACCGACAGCACTGCCTCCAAGTCTTCACAGGCAAACTGTAGGATGCTGATCCGCTCCCTGTCAGAGCGAAGCTTCGTGTGGGCAATGGCCTCACGGTCCGTGATGTTGCGACCCGCTCGAACCTCAGGGTCATTCGCCATGAGGTCTTGAACAGCCAACTCAAACTCCGCGAGTGCCCTCCGATGCTCTCGCTTGTACCAGTAGAGGTCTTGCGAGACTTCCAGGAAGACTCTCTCAGTACGAGAGAGCAACGCTCGACACGCCGCCGTCTTCGCGTTGATCCTCTTTGGACCAAGCGCGAGAGGATCGGCGTCAAGCTCCACCTGCATCCCGGCGAGTTCTTGGTAGAACCCCTCGATGCGGGCCGGGTCTACAGAGGGCGCGTCACTCATTCCTTGGCCTTGTCCCCACCGTTCGTTTCGCTGAGAGCCTGGACGAGAAGCTTCGCGTAGTTGCCCTTGATGGCCTGGATGGCATCCGAGCAGTGCTGCTGGCTGATGTTACCACCCGCCATCGCATTTCGGTGGGCCGCGAGGTCTGCCTCACGCGCCAGAAGGCACGAAGCGACGATGGCCTCCTGCATGGTCATCGACCCGAGGCTCTCAGCCTGGTCACTCTCCTCGCCCGTGTGGACGAGGTCGTGCCCGCCGTCCTCCTGAACGGTGTTCCAGGCGGCAGAGAAGCCAACGTAGGTGTCGCCTCGTGTCCCCTTGACTGAACGGGTCGCGACCACCTTCGTGATCCGAAGCCCTGCCTTCACACGCTTGACCATCTCGCGAATCTCGTCGTTGCTCATGTTGTCCAGCCTCCTAGGCGGTAGTGCTCTTACGCTTCGTTGGAGGCGACGGACCCCTCTGATTCGGTCAGCAATCTTAGCCTGAGTAGTGTGTTTCTGGCGCTTTCCCGCTCATTGGCCACCGCTCGAATCAGTGCCGATCGGGTCCCAACCAGAATCACCTTCTTGCGGGCACGGGTGACGGCTGTGTAGAGAAGATTGCGCTGAAGCTGATGGGAGAACGAGGTGACAACAGGCATCACGATCACGTCGTACTCCTGGCCCTGGCTCTTGTGGACCGTGACGGCGTAGGCCAGCCGCAGAAGTGCTGGTGCCTTCGCGAACGGCACCTTGAGGTGCATGACCGGAGGACCGTGGATCTTGATCTCGACTTCCTTGTTCTTCTTGTCGATTGTGACGACCTTGCCAACGTCACCATTGAAGATGCCGAGCTTGTAGTCGTTGCGGATGACCATGATCCGGTCCTCTTCTCGAAGGACATCAGCCCCGATCCGCATCTCGTGCTTGCTCGCCTCTTTCGGATTGAGCAGTTCTCTCAATCTGGCATTGAGCGTCGTGACACCCACTGGGCCTGAGTGCCTGGGGGACAGCACTTGGAAGATCCTTCGCGAGTTGTAGAGCTTCTCCGCCGCCGAGATGATGATGTCCGCAACCTTGTCATCGTCGGAGCACTCGATGAGCGAGAAGTCGCTGCCTACTGGGGCTTCAGGCACATCCCCTCGATGGATTGCGTGAGCCGCATGGATGATGGGAGAAGTGTCGGCCTGCCTGAAGATCTCTGTCAGGGAAACGGTCGGGAACAGCTTCGAGGCAATCAGATCTCGGAGCACATTCCCCGGTCCCACTGAGGGAAGCTGAGCCGCGTCCCCAACGAACACGAGACGAGCTTCCTTCTTCGTACAAGTCAAGATCCTGTAGAGGAGGTGCTGGTCCACCATCGAGGACTCGTCCACGATGACGACATCAGCATGGTGTGGGTTCTCTTCTGAATAGCCCCACGCCTCAGATGACCCATCCATCCCAGGAAGGCTGTCACCATCACCAACGACCCCTGCGTAGGTGGACTCCCGAGCAGAATCAGAACTGCCCTTGGCCTTGAACGCCCTGTGGATTGTCGAGGCGTCTGCCCCAGTCACCGAGGCGGCCCTCTTGGCAGCGATGCCTGTCGGAGCCACCAGGAGGAACGGGATGCTCGCCTCCTGCATCAAGGTCACGGCCACACGCAGACTGGTGGTCTTGCCCGTACCAGGAAGGCCGGAGATGATCGAGACGGGCTCACACAGAGCATTGCGAACGCCCTGAGATTGAGCCGCCGAGAGCGTAGTGGAGCCGGAGGCACTGAGCCTGGCAAGGGCCAGATTCACAGCATCCAAAAGAGACAGAGCCGTCTCCCCCTCTCCGATGAGGGCGCGGACGTATGTTGCCTCAGTTGCCTGTGGAATGCGGGCGTTGGTGGACCGCTCCAGCAAGATCTCAGCGGACTCGGACTCGATCCGGAAGGACCAAGGATCGTAGATTGCGGTGATGCCCGCTTTGGCCGAGCGGTCGATGATGAGGAGGTCTTGGTCTGCCAACGCCTTCACGGCAGTTGCCACGTCCTTGTCCGAGAAGTCAGAGTCAATCATCCGCACGACACCGAGCATGTCCCCACTCGATGAGTAGAGGTGCCCGAAGCCACGGCCCGACCGACAGGCGTGGAGCACAGCGCCTTCGATGCGGGCTTTGTTCGTAGCGGAGGTGTCGAGGTGAAGTCTCTTCGCCACGATGTCAGCGTCGTGGAACGTGACACCCTCAATCTGAACGAGAGCCCAGGGATTGGTCGAGAGCACCTCTTGAGCACGGTCCCCGAACGTCTCCCAGATCTGTCGGATCCTCCCTTGAGGAAGTCCCAGGTCGTTCAGGAACTCCAGGGCCAAGAAGTGAGCGCGTGCTGCCTGCCACCTGTTGTGGACGTGAAGGGCAGTGAACTTGGTCATCCCTGGGACGGCACCAATCTTCTCAGGATCCATGAGAGCTTCTGCCAAATCCTCCCCGAAGTGGGCGCGAAGCTTCGCGGCGATGGTGACCCCGATCCCCTTGGACGTGAGAACCTTCTCGGACGTGTCTGCATCCCAGTCCTTCTTCATGACTGGGGCACGGGTGATCCGAATCTGCCGTCCGTACTGAGGGTGATCGTCCCAGACACCCTCGAAGCCGAACCAAGTCCCCACCCCAATCTGAAGACCAGGGATGTCCCCCCGAACGGTGACGGAGCCGTTCATCTTGTCTGCACCACCGACGGCATCAGACGCCTCATCCAGGACCACCCGGAGGATGTAGAACGCCTTGGCTTCGTTCTCGAAGACAACGCTATGGACGCGACCTGAGTAGTAATTCATCGAGGTTTCTAGGCCGCTCCCGACTGACTGAGCCATGAGGCGCGGCGGGTTACCTACACCTTACGCCTTGGGTGTACCTAGAAAGCGGAAAGGCCAGGGGTTTTGCCCTGGCCTTTCCGCTAAAACTGCGAGCGATTCGGGAGATCAGCCTGGGTGGGCCGCTGCCACCAAACACCGGCACGCCCACCGGCTGTGACTGTTCCGAGAGTTGCTGACCCTCACTAGGACTGTCAGCTTCCCAAATACGTCCCCAGGGTTGACCGAAGTGGCCCGGCCCTTACGGTGGTGTGGCATAGTTCACATGTACCACACAACCGTAAGGTGATCTATTGTGAAATCATAGCTCGCACAGGCCGCCGACGCACGCGGCCTCCATTGAGCCGTTCCCCTCATCCATCGACTCGTAGAAGGAGAGTTCGTTGAAGTTCACGTCCGGCATCGTGCGGACAGCCTCCAAGTACTCAACCTCCGTGAGTTCGACGTAGGGGGCGAGCTTGTAGTGCCCACCACTGTAGGGCAAGAAGCTGAGGCCCGTGACCTCATCGAAGTGCTCCCACAGCCACTCTCCGACCGGACCCCACTCGTCGTCGCGGACCGAGATCGTCGCGGATTGGTTGTGGCCCTTCTCCCCGCACCAGGAGTTCATGATCTTCAGGTACCGAGCACACTGGTCAAGCGCCCGTTCGTCGTCCCGGACCATCGCCGTCTCAGGTGCCTTCACAGGGAACCTGGCGACCCACACATCCACGTTGTGGTCTTCGAGGTGCTCCTGGCCGTTCTCCTTGAAGACAGGCACGCCCTGGTCCTTGATGAGCCGGAAGAGAGGATCCTTCGCAGAAATCCGAACGTGTCGGAAGTAGAACTTCGAGTGCCGTGGGTGGAAGCCACTGGAGCAATCCACGAACTGCGAGGTGTTCCCGGAAGGCTTGCCACAGGTGATGGCTGCTGGCCGACTGATGCCGAGGGCATCCGCCGCGATGAGAGCCGTAGCCCGTGCCGTAGCGTTCAGGAAGTGCATCGTGTCTTCGTCCCCCGAGAGGGCTGGATGATCGCACTGGCCTGTGATGTCCACACCGAGGAGCCTGTCCTCCTCGCAGAGTTCCGACCAGGCTGGCCGGAGGTACGGGAAGTAGGTGTAGCTGGATTGAACTGACCCAATCCAGGTTGCAATCTTGACCTTCTCGGCCATCGTCTCCAGCGTGTCGTGCGACCGCATGACGGCTGCTGCAAGATTGCAGAACTGCCCGCCACCACCCTCACCGGTCCACGGGTCGAGAGCCCGCTTGAACCGAAGAAGAATCTCGCCGCAGGGATTGCTCCGGAACTCTCCACCACGCTTCGACTGCTTCTGGTTCGAGGCGACGTAGAAGCCACGCTCACCAGCACCAGAGGCAACGAGCGCACCCCACTCCCGGTCGAACTGCTCCCTGGTGGGCTTCCCTTCATAGACGGCAGAGTTGTTCGACATGTACCGGATCGTCGGGAACTCACCCTTGCTCCAGTCCTTCGCGTGACGCATCTCTGCGTCGTCGGGGTCCGAGAACGAGATGAGGCTCGCACGACGGAAGCCACCGACCATCACGATCTCAGCGATCATGCACATGATGTCGTGAGCTTCGATCGGCTTGAGACGACGGCCAGCAGCCTTCCCAATCGTCTCCTGGGCGAAGTCGAGCACGCGCTTGAGCGGCTCGGGGCCAGAGGCGCGTCCACCCTTGGTCTTGAGGCGAGAACCCTTCGGGCGGATCCTGTCGTAGTGGAACTTGACCCCCTGCCCACGATGGAACGCCGTGATGCCGAAGTAGACGGCGTCCGCCCAACCCTCAGTCGAGTCCATGATCAGGTAGTCCACCTCGTCACCAGTGGGCATCGCCACGGCGGGGAGGTTGTCCACGAACGTCCGCTCGACTGAGAAGCCAACCCCGGTCCCCTGCATGAGGATGTAGAGCGCCTCACTGAACGCCTTGAGGTTGTCGATCGGGAGGAACGAGCAGTTGTACCCGCATGTGTTGTCACGGGTCATCGCGTCCCCAGCGCACCACAGAGCACGCATCGAGGGGAGCACGTCGAAGTTCATGATCGCCGCACGAGTCTTCGCAGGGAGATCAGCAGGCACGTTCTTTCCCGAGAAGATGAAATCGACGTAGCGGGTGACCGTCTCAGGCCAGCTTTCGCGACGCTTCTCCGCGTCCAGCCATCGAGCGTAGGTGCGGGTGTAGACAAACTCACTCAGGAGATTCGGGAAAGAAAAACCCTCTTCGCTCATGGGTACCCCCAGCACACGGAATTGATTTCCGGCTGATGCAAATCTCAGCTTCCAGTCTCCCCGCCGTTTGGGAGACCAGACACCGGTCTGAAATTTGGGAGGGGAGGTAGTGTCTCCCGCTCGTAAGAAGTGCTGCCTATCGAAGGAGAAAAAAGAGCCGCGTCAGCCCCTCAAAAAAGCTAGGAAAGAGGCTTCGAGATAGGTAAAGGGGGCAAGCCCACCACGGAAGACCAAGGTCTGCGCTTCCGCCACGATACCGATCAGACGAGCACATCCAGCGACTCTCCAGCGCAATGCGTAGGGGAGGATCTTGTGTTCCCAGTACCAAGGGTTCGCACCCACGGAACCTGCTGCTGCCGCCGCTGGCATCCCGGCCTCTGCGAGATGTGCAGCTTGCAACCAACGTGTCAGTGCAGGGGTGATGATGCGCCCGCACAGTTCAATCGTTGGATCACCCCCGCGCGATACTTGATACCTCTGCATCTCTACTGCGAGACGCTTCAGGTTCTTCGTGCCAAGTGCCTCAATGATTGAGGTGCCATCTGTCTCAGCGAGCGGAGCGAGCGTCTCTCTCAAGTGGGTTGACGAGATTGCAACACCCGCTCCTGCGAGGAGACTTACCTTCTGCACCTCGAACGAGAGCACACCAAGATCGGTACCCACACGCTTCACCAGTGAGAGCGCCAATCCTGGGTCGATCTTGCTCCCCAGAGAGGTAAGCTCTGCTTGCACGAACGTCGCAGCGTGCTCCTCAAGCTTGTAGAAGGGCGGGAGTGTGAAGACCTTCACAAACCCCTTAGGCACCAGGTCGAAGATTGGTCCTGATGGCTTGTCACTCTCAGTGATCAGCAGCAGCACAACCTTCGGGTCTGGAGATTGAATGTGGTCTGTCACGACAGACGTGGAGAGCTTCTCAGGATTGACGACAAGACACAGGGTTGACGCCTCAAACATTGAGGACATGGAGAACACACGGTCGAGAGCGTCAGGTTCCTTCCCGTCGATTGGAAGGATGATCCAACCTTCGCTGCGGCGCTTCGCTGCGATCTTGCTGACCAGTCGGCGTCGCTGGTACTCGTCTGAACCACCGACGACGAGAACGGAAGGCTCACTCTTCGCTGTGCTCATGCTGACCTCGTGAGGAACGCAGCAAGAACACGCGCAGGAGTGAGCGGTGCCTCCCGCACACTGAAGAGACTCCGAAGGGAGGTCCACAAGGCAAGGAGGTCTTCCTGGATGGTCTCCTCACCGAGACGAGATTGGAGCACCTCCACGACAGCGAGCAGGACAAACTCCTCGTCGCCCTTGGACTCCTTCAACTCAGTGACGAGGTCGGTCCAGTTCTTCTGGATGTACGCTGAGACGAGCTTCTCTGCATGGTGTCGGCTCGACTCGATTCGATCGTCAACCCCAGGCACGAACTCGTGCAGGCACCGAGACTTGATCGTGGGGGAGACACCACCCAGGTCACGAGCCCACAGGAAAGGACGGAGCCCTCTCGGATTGAACTCCTCCAGCGTCTTGAGGAGCACGTCAGAGACGGCTGCTGAGATCTCATCGAGCGGACCCACAGCCACAGCCCACGCCTTGGAGCCCACAGGCGTCTGATTGAGCAGGGCGACCAAATCACGGGCGTCGTCCTTCTTGAGAACCTCACCTGAGTTCAAGAAGGGCATGACGAGCCCGTGCAGCTTGGCAGCGGTGTGGGCCGCGCCTTCTGCACCGGGTCCGTGGAAGATGACGACGGAGCCCATAGTCGGAACCTTACGCCGCAGATCAGCGTTCGGTGCTAGTAGTTCGGGGTCCAGGGATCGAACCTGGGTTCACGGTTCCAAAGACCGCTGTCCTGCCGCTAGACGAACCCCGAGTGACCCATGCGAGAGTTGAACTCGCCTTCCTGGAGTGAAAATCCAGCGTCCTGCCGATAGACGAATGGGCCAGAGAACCAGAGCCCCAGGTCGGGATTGAACCGACGACCGCCAGTTTACAAAACTGGTGCTCTCCCACTGAGCTACTGAGGCATGTCGTAGAGCCGGTGGCGAGAATCGAACTCGCTTGGTCTTTTTTACGAAAAAAGTGCTCGACCATCGAGCATCACCGGCAGACGGTCCGGGGTGGTTGCCCACCCCGTCCGGTTACAGAGCCTGAGCCGCCTCCATCACGACCGGTGCCGGAGCACGGTCGAACGAAGCCGCCTCGATCTTCTTCACCCAGTGGTCACGCCCGGAGCCCTTGTGGAACTCGGACATGAGGGTGAAGACCTCGTCGGAGAAGCCGCCGACGTTGAGGATGTCCTCGCGGGTCGGAGCCTGACGTGAGCCGTTCGGGGCGAGATCGATGCAGACCATCTTCGCCTTCGGGCTCCTGGTACGGAACGCCTCCCACTCGACCATCGTAGCCGTCGGAGACGACGTGTGGCCGGAGGTGTACGGGTTGTGGACGACGTGCGGATCCATCCACGACTCGTTGTCCGAGACGTAGACGATGAGGTCCGCCTTCGCCTTCTCGTGGTTCAGGGAGCGAAGCGGGGCCGAGCAGTTGGTGCCGCCGGGTCCAATCTTCGCAATCTGGTCCGCGATCGTCACGATGCTGTCCTTCGGGTTGAAGCGCATCTTGACCACCTCCTCCTTGAAGGGGAGGACCCGAGCACTCGGGTTGCGCCGAAGGATCGTTGCCGCGACCAGGGCCGCCACGTCCCGGCAAGCCACCTGAGTGGTTGCCGACCCGCGCTGACCCGTGACCGGGCTCGCCATGGACCCGGACACGTCCGGGAACACAGCCACGTCACCCTCGATCATCGGGACGTTCCTGGTCGCAATCTCCATCGCGTCCTGGAGGGCGCTCTGGATCTCCATCGGAACTCCCGACGTGTGCCGGTATGCGATGAGAAGCTGGTACGGGAAGACCCGCGCCCGAGCGATCTCGGACTCGTCACGGAGCTTTGCCGCGATCAGCTTGACCATCGCCTTGTCCTCGAAGACCCCGTGCCGGAGGAACGTGTTGAGGTTCATCCGAGCCGTCTGCCAGTTGGCCGACCGGGCGATCGACGCCCACTGAGACTTCGAGAGGTCCGCGTTCGTGAGCATGAGGAACGGCACGTCCGGCACGGGCCGAGACGGGTCCTTCTTCCATGCCTCGTACTCCTGCACGAGCGCATCACACGCCGCGAGGTCGTACTTCCTGCCGATCAGCAGGGCGTAGAGAGCCTTCCGAGCCTCGTTCGACGGCTTCGGGTGGACCATCTTGATCACGTCCGCCAGCGACGGCTTGTCTCCGGTCGCCCGGAAAAGCTGCACGTCGGTGCGAGCCTCGAACCACGCCTCGATCAGCTTCTTCGGGGCGGTGCCGAGGGACTTCCGGCCGACCTTGCCCGAACGCATGATCTGGACGAAGGTCCGGAGCATCTTCGGGTTGTCGATGACGCGGTTGAACGACGCCTTGAGCGCAGCCAGGCCATCCGGACCACGCATGGTCAGGTGAGCGAGCAGGAGCGCCGGGGCGTCCTTCATGAAGGCCGACCGACGCCCATAGACCGCCGCCTTCGCGACGAACTCGGGATCGACCCCTGAAGCGAGCTTCAGGATCTCGTCCAACTGCTCCTCCGCCGAGGCGTAGAAGGTCGCACCGAGGCAGCCGGTCGCGACGTACTGGGCGAGCGCCTCCTTCGGGCCAGCCTTGTAGGCGAGGCCCCCTGCGGAGTTGACGGTGTCGGCCATCGGTGCGACCCGACCAGCCGAAGCGGACGCGAACAGCTTCTTGTTTGCCATGGTGATACCCTCCCTTACACTCTGAACTCTGGGCTCTGAAAACTGAGCAGGACTTCTTCGAGATTGAGAGCGGGTGACTGGGATTGAACCAGCGATCTTTGCGTTGGCAACGCACTGCTCTACCACTGAGCTACACCCGCAAAACGTAGGACCACGAGCGGGACACCCCCAAACGCCTTGCTTAGAAGCGTTTTTAGCGAGCGGCTCCGCAGGTTGATCAAGTCTGCCGCACCACCGTATTGGTGTTGCGGGCGGCCCACTCTCAGCACACCCAGCTTTTGGCGTGGTGTGCTTCTGGCCCTACGCAGCGGAAGGAGAGAGAGTTGAACTCCATGCCCTTGCAGGCACCCACCGCTTTCCAAGCGGGGCCGATCCCGGACCGGATCACCTTCCAAACAGACCGCAGCGGAAAACGGAGGTCCCGATCCCCAGTCCTTTCGGACCGCACCGCTTTCAAGGCGGGCTCAGCCCCTGGCTGATTCGTCTTCCAAGTTGAATGACTCGTAGCGGAAGATGGAGGACCCGACCCCCACGCTCTTGCGAGCGCGCACTGCTTTCGAGACAGGCTCGGTGCCATCACCGATTCATCTTCCATTCAGCGGAAAGAACTGGAGTCGAACCAGAAACCTTTCGGTTCAGCCCGATTAGCAGTCGGGTGAGCACCCACGCGCTCTTTACTTTCCAGAACACCAGAGTCGGGCAGGTTCGAGAAAGTCGTCTGCCAGCCTTGCCTTAGCCGGGGAGGCTCCCTACCTGTGTAGGGCTTCCAAGTTGGAGTCCACGCCGACGCCGGAAGTTCGGCGTCCAGCGTCGGCGGGGATTTCCCTACCGGATCAGGAACCCTCTTCGAGGGCACCGTTCCAGTAGATGTACGAGACCCAGGCGTCAGGGACGCTCGTGATCGCGAACCGCATGGTCACCACCGGGAGGTGGTCGGGCTTCACCGGGACCTTCCTGAGGGGCATCTTTGCCTTCTCAGGCGTCCGGTTGGCCTTCTCCTCGTTGCACGGGTAGCAGGCCATCACGATGTTCTCCCAGACTGTCCGGCCCCCGTGAGAGCGAGGCAGGACGTGGTCGTAGGTGAGCTTCGAGAGGGGGAGCTTCAGCCCGCAGTACTGACAGGTGAACTTGTCCCTGGTGGCGACGTTGATCCGGGAGAACTTGACCGCCTGCTTCTTCCCCCGCACTCGCTGGAGAAGCCGGACTACGGCGGGCATCTTGA